TCCTCAAACTGTTGATCAACACCAGGTCTATCAGCAGTTCTAAATGTACCAGATAGGATTACAGGTTCCTTTTTACAACTTCCATCACCTTCATCTTGACTAGGAGCACTATCATATAGATTACCTCCTGTAGAAACACAATATGTGTTTGTTTGGTTTGAATCTGGTTTTATATACTTCAAAATAGTTGTTTGAAGTGAAGTATCAGTAACACACTTATTAGAAAGTGTAATTGCCTTCTCAAGTTGTTGTGCTCTAAAAGTTGAATTAAAATTATTAATTTGTGTCTGTATTCCCCAATCACTAATTGCCTTACTAATATCGGTTTCAATTTCAGTAGCATTTGATCCACAACCAGTATCATATAGTGCAAATACGTTTACGTTAATATAAACATCATCAGGATCAGTTACAACAGGATCGATAGATGCCATTGCATATGGTCTCAAATCAGCAGCAATTTGCTTCTTAGTTGCATCATTAAGATTTGAACCTGTTTTTGTTTTAATAACAACAAACACTTTTCCGTAAATAGGAGGATTTAATGCATCTCCACCATATGCAACTACGGAATCTGCATTATCATAAATGTTTTTAGTAATAATTGCATAATCTTGAGCAGTTACTGCCCTATATTGAGCAGAATAATATCTTGGTGCATTATACTTAATAGATTCAACACTCTCTGCTTTATCTCCCTGTTGAGATTTTTGCTTAGTAACTAAATTAACACTTGCAGTAGGATACACTTTACCAGTACTATCCTGTACTTTTCCAATAAAACTAAAATTACCAACTTGATTACCATCAGGTCCTGATGTAACCAAATACTCAAGATCAACAACCTCTCCGTCTTTTACTGCTCTACCAACACTATCATCACCAAATCTTATCTCATACCTCATATCCTCGGTCTCAGACAAGAAATACGAACGAGTTGTGGGTGTTACAGTAGCAACAGTCTCTGCACGACTGTAGAGGTCAAATTGAGTGGATGATTCATTTGGTCTTACTTTTACAACTAATGTTGAAATATCAGCATCTTCTGAGGCAACTTTATATGTTTGCTTTCCAAATGTATTAACAATATATGAGAAAGTAACCAAAGAACCCTCATAGACGGTAACTTTATCAAGTATAGCCTCACCTGTAGTTTGATTTACACTAACTGTAATATCATTTAAAATATTCCAAAGATATGCACCACCTGATGCTACAGCACCCTTTTTCAAAGTAACTGACGTTGGATATGACCCATTTGTTTGATCCGTTGTTAAATTCAGTTTAATGCAAGATTTAGATGCACTAATAGATCTAGGCACATAATTTAATAACTTAGCAATATTAACAACATTATCCCTTACTGTAGCAGAAGGCAAAAATACCTCATTTAATGCCATATTTGCATTAAAAGCGGTATAATACGTGTTATATGCTAATAAATCAATTAAATACGACAATGATGATCCATCAAAATCATAATCAGTAAACTCATTACGAGTTCTCAAATATGACTTTATTGAAGATTTTACATCTTCGAAATCTAATGCTGTTAGGTTATTTGGTTGCATTACTCTGGTCTCTGTAAAACAAATTCTATTGTTTCAACAATGGGTAAACCAACTATTTTATATTCAAGTGATACATTTAATTTATTTCCCTCAATGATTGGAGTAACATTTACCTTAGTAAGTTTTACTCTTGGTTCATATTGATTGATTGTCGTCCTTATTTCTTCCGCAACGGCATCTGCAGTAAATGCATCCAGCGGTTCAAATAAAAGTCTGTTTACGGACGAACCGACTAACGGTTGAAACGGTTTTTCTCCAGGAGAAGTCAAAATTATGTTTTTGACTGCTTGTTTAATGGAGTTATCATTATGTACGACAGAAAGATCGTCAGTGAAAGGATTTCTAGCAAAATTAACCGAGAAGTCTTTAAAACTTCTCGATCTTTTTAAGTTAGAACCCCCTATTTTTTTTAAAGCCATCTCCCTATCAGGACTTTATACAATTATATTTATCGCCCTTGTCCACGATAACGCTTTTTTGCCTCATTTCTGCTACTAGCAGAATACTTTGAGTGTTTTCCTTTTCCTTGTCGAGTCTTTTTTGGAGTTGACTCAATCATACTACTTCCAGTCAATGACTGTTTGTAAATTGCCATTTAAAATGCCTCTCTGTTTACATTGGTAATTATATCACTTATTTCAATTTTTTGCATTAACCTCTAGTACAACCTAAAAAAACGTTTTTACTACATCCAGTTACTACTGAATTGCATGGATATGCTGTTGTGTTATATCCAAAAGGATCTCCAAATACACCTGCTCTTCTTCCGTTAATAAAAACAGTCTTAATAGTAGCTTGATGTTGACGAGCGTGTCCTTTAGCACTCTCACGACCACCTTCAATACCAACTGTACACCAATAAGCAGGGTTGGTAACACAACCTGGTGGGCATTTTTTTGGAATTCCCGTATAACATGCCTGATGAGTAACAGGTGTTGGATGTGGAATTAATTCATCTTGATCAATAATAGGAATAATGCTATTAATTAAAACATTTCTTACTATCGGAGATAAAGGAGTCTGTGCAAGGGGTGGCCACAGGGTCGTGGAATCCATGAGTTTTACAGACTTCTGCTTAATCTTTGGATCCTTTGGTGGTTTCATACATCCACCAAGAGTACCCCCTCCTAGTCCTGGATGGTGAGTTGATCCACAACCTGTTCCGTGTCCACTGCAACTTCCCATGAAAAGTGCAGCGGCACCCATACTTATTGGTCTTGCTGCTAATGGCATTCTAGTATCCTCCCTTTTTATTCATCATATGGATTACCATATGACTGTGCTGCTCGTACCACTGTCCTAGCATCTCTAGTAAGATCATGCCAGATCGACATTTCCCCACTTGCCGTCCAAGGTTGACAACCTGGTCCTCTTACAAGATTTCCAAAAGAGAATATATGCACTTCTTGAGTAGTTGTACCATCACCATTATTAATTACACCAGTATCTGTATTTGGTGTTGCTGTTGGTTGATTACATACGAAATGTGATTTACCAATGTTAACAGGTGTACAACCTAAAGTTACTATCAACTTTTGAAGTTTTTGAGGATCGGGGCGGTACTGCCGCATAAGGTATTTAGTATAAGTTGACGCATGTGGTAATTCTGTAAAACTACCCGCATTAGTCTGTACCTTAGATTCGCTAAAATTAACATACTCAGGATATACTTGTTGAGTGATATCATCAATATCTTGTAAAACCGTTTCTTGTTCCTTTTTCTTATGATCTATAATTTCTTGTTTATAATCTTCATCGATTGGAGTATCTTTTAAAAAATCTGTATCATAATCTGGTACAATAAGATTTTTTAATGGATCTGTTTGGAATCTTTGTAATTTACGTTGACTACGTTTGTGTACACGATCTCTCTCAGGATCCTGTTTAATCTCCATAGGAGGATTTTTATACCTATTCTCTCTTGTAGCAGGAACTTCAGCATAAGAGTCTGTAAATGCCTGTAAATCATCAGAAGATGCCTTTATATCGCCCTCTGGAAGGGTTTTTAGGATATTATGAAACTCAGGTATCAAATCATCTCTTTTTGCAGCATTATCAATGGTCTCTACTTCCTCTTGGTACATATTAGAAATGAGTAACTGTGGTCTAGTTTTTGAAGAATATCCCTTTCCTGGTCTAAGAATTTCTACAGAAGTTAGTTTTCCTCCACTAAAAGTACCTTTTATTTCTGCTGATTGAGCATTTCCACCAGTATCTGAAACAACTTCAATATCAGCACCACCATCCTTTGTAACAATCTCAAATTTAAGTTCACTTGGACTAGTTGTGAGAATAAATTCTGGTTCTCCGTCATCTGTAGACTTATTTGGTATAAAATTACCGTCATCATCAGGACTAGTAATTTCTAATATAGGAGATCCTTCCAATTTATCTAAATTTGCTCCTCCATTAGTGACTCTTGAGATTTGAACTACCGCAGCACCACCAGAAATAGTGACTTTATCACCTTCAGTATACCCAGTACCAGGATTATTCACCTTTACACTAGAAATGCGGTCAACTAGAAGGTTACTTTCATCATCAAGTAGATTATGAACCTCAATATCGACTGTTAATCCGCTTCCAGTACCTCCAGTAGTCGCAACATCTTCATCAGTAGCGTATCCAGTTAACTGAGCAATGGGATTTAGGTCGTCAAAATTCCCAGTATTGAATTCATACACGCCATTAGAGATGTTTATATCAGAAACTCCGCCATTTTCGTTAAGAGAAATCCATGCAACTGGTTGATCAACGGTATTAAAGATGTCTGGAGCCTTCTGATTAACGTCTCCCGTAACATATTGCAGTGATTTATCCAAAAATTCGTATAAACCTAGCAGAATTGCACGATCAGCAATACCAAAACCCGCTTTTACCGTGATAACATGGTTCCTATCAGAGGTATATTGCGTATCTTTAGTAAAATTACTACCAGATCCGTCAACATATACAATATGATACGGAAATAATCCTACTTCAGTGTGAAAAGTGCGGGTAATTGTATGTCCATTGATCTTATCACCCAATCTCATAATATCAGTAACGTCACCACCAGAAAGAGTAGAGGTGGCACCAACAGCAGTAATCTTCAAATTAATTGTCATATTTACTGTTGTACCGTTAGCTAAACCAACAGTAGCAGATAATGGGAATACTTGACCTACAGTAAACCCTGTTCCATTGTTTAATATCTCAGTACATGTCCATTTAGTGCCAAGCATGACTGTATTTGATTCGGGTGGTGCAGCAGAATCGTCATACCTAGACTCAATCCTAAACTTTACTCTAAAATTTGATGCATTTACCCCATCATCAATATCAAAGATTTCAAAGTCAGAAAATCCAGCATCTTGATATGCCCATGGGTTTTGACTTGAATTATAATCAATACCTTCTAAAGTCGTTGCATTCCATCCATCAGCATAAGTTACACCATCAAAACTAAGTTCAAAGTCTAAAACACCATTAGGTACTGTAGTTGCAAACTGATCATAACTAAATGCAATCTTGAGTGATTCAGTATCGATAGCAAATAGTGTAGGGTGAGGACAATCTGGGTCGCCAGTTAAATCTTCACATCCCTCGTACTTTAATGTGGTTTTGGCGGGGGTACACGTGAAGTTACTACAAGGAACACATGCAGTAGTACCAGAATAGGTATTAGTTTCACTACCTGGATCATAACCAGGTGTACCTGGCGTACCAGTAGGAAGTACTATATTTGTAACAGTACCTTCATCATCCTCTAACCAATATGCTGCTGTGCCAATATGACCTGCTTCATCAGACGTATCGTAGATATAAGAAAACCATGTGTCCGAGAATTGGAAGTCGAATGACAACATGCTCGGAGTAAAATCTAAGTTAATTATAGTCGCATCAAATTCTTCTCTACCAAAAGTATGTCCTCCACTGCATTCATCAACCTTGGTTGCCATTCCACAAGTTGCCGACGGTATATGTGGAGATCTATACTCAGTTAGGTAGAATGGATGCATAATAGCATCGTTATCTCTATCAGGTATGTTATAACTGTGGATAGCGTCGGGGTCACGGATGAAGGAATGTGGATATTCCTTATATTCAATCGTCACGCCCACTGAAGATCCTACCGTAGGAGGATTTGGTGCTGTGTAATTATAACAATGTACTCTTCCACAGATATCTGTAAATTGATTAGTTTTACATCCCATTTTCTATCTTGTTTAACCTCTTATAGATTTCTGTAAAATTCTCTCCTAGGTTCATATAGTCCTCATACCCCTCTGGTTTGTAATAAGTCTTGGCGGGGGTAGGTAGTTCGGAAACATATGCTTCCACCTCTTTGAGACGATTTCCGAGCAGTTTCAGGCATTCATTAATGTTAGTTAACGTCTCTCCGATTTGTTGAGCAGTAACTTCAGTAGTTTCAGGTTCATTTACTGGTTCAGTTATGTTTGGGGTTTCATCAGTCATCTTTCGTTTTCTTCAGTGTAAATGATGTATTATCATCTGATATATCATAATCTAATTCAGATCCTATATCCCATCCCAGTTCTTCACAGACTTCATAAGGAATGGTGACAATTAAATCACCGAAATCATCTTCTTCGAGTTTGGTTGTGAATCTATGGGACATACTTACATACGGTTAATTACTTGGGGATTGTCTGTCGGATTATTATCTTTCCACTCAACCCATAGTGTATATAGATCTTCTAATGTATGAGAAGCACTAATTGATGCAAAGTAATCAGCACAGGCATACATCCGAGGGTCTAGAAAGGACTCGTGCCTTATAAGTTGTTCCATTGCCCATGTACGTGTTTCTTGCATATCTATTTCCACCTTGGACCAACAACCCATCCAACTAAACTTCTACGAACACCAGATTTAACTTTACATACCCTATGTCTTGTTCTCGAATCAAATATAATTATAGTACCTTTTTTATTTGGTGGAAAAAAAGGTTCGTCATCGTTTCCTTTAAATTCTAATTCTCCACCTTCATAATCTTCTGGATCTGAAAGTTGAATTGTAAATGATAACTTTCTTATACGTTCACCATTAAGTACAGCTAAATTTTCCCCATGATTATCAGCACTAGTTAATAACTTATCATTGAATAGACATCTGTCTATATCATCATCAACATGCCAATCATAATATTCCCCCTCCTGATACTCCGTATATTGCATATGACCACTATCAATATCCTCTATATTATACATGAAATTTTCACGATTTGCTCTCATAATATAATACCATACAAATCCACCTATCCAAGTACTACTATTAATCCATGCATTCCCACTTTTTCTTATACTCTTAGTTACAGGATTTTTATTATCAGGATCTCGTATTTGTGATTTTTCTATTGATTCATCATATTTTTTTAAATCCTTAATTAAAATATCAACCATCTCTGATGGTATATCAGAGAATGTGTAATAAACTAAATGTGCCATTTTTTACCTGTGGAAAATTTTTTAATACCTGTGGAAAACTTTATTGGAATAATATATCAATCGCTCTGGGGAACCTTTGTAGGTTAGGGTAGTGGCCGTTTTTATATATGAACGGGGGCAAATTAACTGTCCTCGTTAACACTTAGCACTGTTTCAGTTGTTATAACTTAGTGCATGTAATCAGTAGTCGATTGTTGTTACATAGTGAAATCCCTGTTCATGTCTCTATTATACCTCGGAAGTTGCTACATTGTCAACCCCTTCGGAGTGATTGTCTGCTATCTCCCAATACCATCCGATTGACTTCACATAGTCAAAGGGTGATGACCTCGGAGTATTGGGAAATTGTTCATTGCGATTAATGCGGATGCCATCTATAAATCTTTCAAGATCATAGATTGATTCAAATGTCCCTCTTAGGATCTGCTTGTCATCATAGATTGTATAAAGCATTGGCAACTGTTAGTAGATAGGATTTTTCTGAACCCCTCTCATGGTTCATTATACCACGACCTCGGAGTTATTGTCAAGGGTCTCGGAGATTGTTCGGAGTGACTTGACATTTCTTAGGATGCGTGCTAAGACTACAACACCTGAGAACATTTCAAAGAGATAGAGAACGCAAATAGATTTATTTAACGTTTTCCACAATTTCCGTGTAGTCTGTGGAAAACCTATTAAATGGTCTCTCAGGGTCTGGGAAAATCTTATCCCACCAAATAGAGTTTACACATAGATTAACCTGACGAATCGGACTAATAGCATGTTCCGCTTCTTCGGGTGATTTCTTCCATTCATTTAGACATAGGGTGACGTAGTGTTCACAAATGAAATTTACATAGGCAGAACGATCTTGATAAATGACGAACTGACCTCTAGTAAATTTCTTCATCAGTGAAAGGGCAAACATAATATTATGTAGTTTAACCCGCCGCTAAAGTGTAACCAGCATAGAATTCTTTAATAGAATTAGTAAGACGGTTTGACACATACCAAACCCACTGCTTTTGAAATACTCCAGCACCATATGCAAACTCATCACATAAAGCATTTAGTCTAGACTTAGTTGTATTAGACTGATAACCGCCGTCAAAAAGTTGTAACTCTCTGTCTGCATGAAAATACGTTGCGATGTGATTACCATGTAGGAACACTTTAGAATGTAGACCATCATCAGCAGTGAATACAGTTGTATTAGCACCTGCCCAATTAGATTGAGTTCTAACTGCTCTGTTCATTTGAGTTTCAATTTTACGCATAGTGAGAAGAGTAAATGATTTTTGTTTGAGGTTTGTCCCTCATGTACTTATTATAGTGCATTAGAGAGGCGTGTATACCCCTCGAGTGCCAGTTCTTAGACTGTCACAGCACGTTGATATGCAAGATAGAACTGATCATATAATGAATCATCAG